GTGGATAAAGTCCCGTGGAATCGGGTGATTCTGGATGAGTTCTGTTCTCTGGCGATTCTCACGCCGTTGGAGGAAAAGATCATCCGCACCCGAGCCGCCGGATGGAGCCGTGTACAGCAGTGCCACGCTTACGGCATGTCCCTTGCCACATTAGATAGGTACATTAGGAAGTTGAAAAACTCCTATAGCAGTGTGCAGGAGTATAGCTACATACTCCCCAAAAACATAGACTTCTGATAGCTTTTTGAAGGATATGCGATTGTAAGTCGGTAGGGAAACGAGAGTTTCCCTACCGACTTTTTTGTTATTCTATAGGCAGGAAGGGGGCGTTGCCTATGGCTGAATTTCAAAGCTTTAATCCAAATCCCCGCGCCGCGAAAGTCGGCGATTGCGCCGTCAGAGCTGTGGCAAAGGCTCTGGGAATTGACTGGTACCAATCCTACGTTGAGCTGGCCAGCGAGGGGCTGACCCAATGCGATATGCCTAGCGCAAATAACGTATGGGGCGCGGTGTTACGGCGGCACGGATTCAGGCGGGCGGCAATCCCGGCGGAATGCCCGGATTGCTACACCGTAGGCGATTTTATCCGGGAATACCCTGACGGGATCTACGTTGTCGCGCTGAAAAACCACGTTGTTGCCGTGGAAAACGGCGTTTTGTACGATACTTGGAACTCGATGGACGAAAATCCTATCTATTTTTGGAGGCGTGAATGATGGCAAATCCTTATATGCAGCCCAACTACCAATCCGGCTATTTTCAGCCCAACTATTTCCAGCCGCAAATGCCAATCGGGCAACCGCAGATACCCGCACAACCCCAACAGCCGCCCCTTGATGATCGAATTTGGGTAGCTTCGGAATCTGCGGCGGAGGCGTTTATCGTCACGGCAAACGGATTTGTGCGGCTCTGGGACAGCAACAAGCCGGTATTCTACGAAAAGCGGACGGACGCGCAAGGGCGACCAATGCCGATTGTAGCGTATGAATACAAAATCCGGGATGCGGGAGCTACCCCGGAGGCAGTCAGCGCAGGATTTGAGCAGCGGCTTTCCGCTGTAGAGGAACGGCTGAACCAGCTGACGGATGGAAAACGCGATGCCAAGAAAGCGGAGGTAAAACGCAATGATGCCTAATCCCATGCAGATGATTTCCCAATTCCCCCAATTTATGCAGCAGATGAGGGGGCAAGACCCGCAGCAACTGCTTAATCAGCTTGTACAGAGCGGGCGTGTAAACCAGCAGCAGCTTAACCAAGCCCAGCAAATAGCACAGCAGATGCAGGGTCAGTTCGAGCAATTCCGTGGAATGTTCGGCTTCGGAGCGCCTAGAAGGTAAACAATAATCTGGCCAGATTTTGTTATAATTTTTTTCATTTTCTGAAAGGAGAACAAAATGAGTATTACAGCAAGTGAAATGACCCCCGCTGATATCAGAGCTGTCACCGATGGCAACAATGGCGGCTATGGCGGAGGCTGGGGCGGTGATTGGTCTGCATGGATCATCATTTTCCTGATCTTCGGCTTCTTCGGCTGGGGCGGCAACGGCTGGGGCGGAGGCTTTGGCGGTCGTGGTTCCGGCGCTGGCGTGGTGGACGGGTATGTTCTCGCGTCCGATTTTTCCAACATCGAGCGGAAAATTGACAGCGTGAACAACGGTGTCTGCGACGGCTTCTACGCCATGAATACCGGGATGCTCAATGGGTTTGCAGGCGTGAACCAGAATATCAGCAACGGTTTCCAGGCGGCGGAGCTTTCCCGGTGCAACCAGCAGGCGGCTTTGATGCAGCAGCTTTTCCAGATGCAGATGGCACAGCAGCAGTGTTGCTGCGAGAACCGCGAGGCTATCCAGGGCGTGAATTACAACCTGGCTACTCAGAGCTGCGAAACCCGGAACACGGTACAGAACACCACCCGGGATATCATCGACGCTATGAACTGTGGTTTCCGCTCCATCGACCAGCGGCTTACCGCCCAGGAGCTGGCGGCGAAAGATCAGAAAATCGCCGATCAGAATCAGCAGCTGTTCATGGCGCAGTTGGCCGCTTCCCAGAATGCCCAGAATCTTACGATCAAGGGCTATGTGGAGAACCAGTTCGCGTACTACAATCCCCGCCCGGTTCCCGCTTATCAGGTGCAGAATCCCAACTGCTGCTACGGTAACGGCTACGGCTGCGGGAACGTAGCGTAAGGAGGGGAGAGCATGGCGGTTGAACTTACTGCGAACGCTGTACAGGCCGTGGCGGCCGGACAGAACGTGCTGTTTACCGATACGCCGGTGAAATGCGGCCGGGGGTATGTTGTTCACCGTGACGGGGCTGGCCTTGTCACCCTGCGGGGCGTTTGTAGCGGATGTTCCCCAATTGCGCGGTATCGCGTGCTTTTCGTGGGAAATATCTCCGTGCCTACCGGTGGCACCGCCGGGGCTATCAGCGTAGCGCTGGCGCTGGGCGGTGAGGCGCTTTCCGCCACTACGGCGACGGCAACACCCGCCGCCGTGGGAGACGCGTTCAACGTGGCGACCTCCGCGTTTGTGGATGTTCCCCGTGGGTGCTGCGTAGCATTATCCGTGCGCAATGTCTCCGCGCAGGCAATCGATGTTGCCAACGCCAATCTGATGATTGAGCGCGTGGCCTAGGAGGTGAGATTATGAAGCACTGGGAACAGTTGAGAGATACACTTTGCCGGGAACTGGACGAAATCGCCGAAAAAGGCGAACTGTCCGCCGGTGATCTGGAAACCGTGGACAAGCTGACGCACACCATGAAGAATCTGGATAAGATCATGATGGGCGAAGGATACAGTAACGCCGGGGACTGGTACGCCATGGGCAACTATGGACGGGATGGCTATAGAGCCGATTACCGGGACGGCGTGAGCTACCGAGGCCGTAAACGCGATAGCATGGGGCGGTACAGCCGCGCCGACGCCCGGGAGGACATGGCGGACAAGCTGCAGCGCATGATTGATGAAGCGCCGGACAGCCGCACGCGGGAGGCCTTAGAAAAGGCCTTACGGAGCATGGAGGATTAAAAATGTTGGCAGAGCGGGATTTGCTGGAAACAATCGAAGAATGTAAAGCGGTGAAACGCCCAACGGCGGCAACATGCCAGTTGATGGCCTCATGCTACACCATTCTAGATCACCTGTTTCCGGAATATTCCCGCTCTGCTGATGCTTCTCCCGCAAGTCTGTACTCCTCCGCGCCTGCGCCACAAAATGATGAAATATCCGGGAGCGAGTTTGCAATTGCCGCAAATTCAGCGGGAATGAAACGGCTATTAGAAGTGATGGACGAACACATGGAGTGCATTCGGCTGATATACCCCAAAGAATACGCGGCGATTATGCGGCGGCTCAGAGAATGAGCGGCAAAATTCCGTTGCCAATCCGTTGCCAATTTGCGCCATAAAAACGTACCGCACGCTGAAAAATATTAAAATCTGTGGTAATATTTTCTCGTAGAATAGTTCGGGAAACGTGGGAATATAGCTGATAAAGCAATAAAACAGCCCTAGAATAAGTTTCTAGGGCTTTTTTTGTTTGGTGGAGCCGAGGGGAATCGAACCCCTGTCCGAAAGCAACTTGGAAAGAACTTCTCCGGGCGCAGTTTGTTATTTGCATTCCCTTTCCCCGGCGGGAACAAACACCCTACGAGAATCGGTAGCTTCATCATGCGTGGTATGGGCAAAGCTTACCATACGCACGTTCTCCGCTTAAATCACACCCGAGCCCGGGTCAGCGGAACTCCCGGGGCGGATGGGCGCCTAATCAGGCAGCCAGGGCAACAGTAGTGTTGTCAGTTAAATTTAAAAAATTGCCCGTTTTATCGTGGCCAGGCGCCACGGCCCGCTATTCCAGCCTCACTACCCCCGTCGAAACCAGTACGGCCCCGTGGGAAGCTGCAAAATACCATCGGTATCTTGCAGCCGATAGCTGACTTAAAATCTTCCGTAAGGATCGGGGAGCTTGTTCGGCTCCGGGTAGGTCTCGCCGTGGGTGTCCACGGTGATGGAGGCGATTTTCTGCTCCACCTGAGGACGGTCGCTGCGGTCGGTTTTGACGGAGGCGATGGCGTCCACCACGTCCATGCCGGAAGTCACCTTGCCGAAGGCGGCGTACTGGCCGTCCAAGTGCTTGGCGTCGGCGTGCATGATGAAGAACTGGCTGCCCGCGGAGTTGGGGGAGGAGGAACGCGCCATGCTGAGAACGCCCCGCTTGTGCTTCAGGTCGTTCTTGACGCCGTTGAAAAAGAACTCGCCCTTGATGCAGTAGCCGGGGCCGCCCATGCCGGTGCCCTCGGGGCAGCCGCCCTGAATCATGAAGCCGAGAATGACTCTGTGGAAGATCAGACCATCATAAAAATGGTGATCGCACAGGTCGATGAAGTTGCGGACGCTCTGGGGCGCTTTGTCGGGATACAGCTCGCCTTCGATGACGCCGCCGTTTTCCATGGTGATCTTGAATGTAGGATTCATTGACTTCTCTCCTTCATGACCCGGTCGATCTGACGCTTGGCGTCCTTCTCTGCCGCGGCCTGTCGTTTGTCGTATAGCTTTTTGCCCTTGCACAGCCCGACCTTGACCTTTACCCGGCTGCCCTTGAAATAGACGGACAGGGGGATCAGGGCGTAGCCGTCCTGTTTGACCTTGCCGTAGAGCCGCATGATCTCCCGCTTGTGCAGCAGCAGACGGCGGGGACGGCGGGGGTCAACGTTGAAGCGGTTGCCGTGGTCGTAGGGGGAGATGTGCATCTGGTTTAAGAGCATGTCGCCGTCCTTGATGCCGCACCATGCGTCCTTCAGGTTCAGCGTGCCTGCCCGGATGGACTTGACCTCGGTGCCCACCAGCTCGATGCCCGCCTCGATCTCTTCTTCCACGAAGTATTCGTGATAGGCTTCCCGGTTCCGCGCCATGACCTTTACGCTTGCCTTTTCCAGATGTCTCACCCCCCGCGCAATTCTACGGTCATTATACCATAACTGTCAAGGGGATTATACCGCCCGGAAAAATAAATGTTTCCGCTTACAGCAGACGCAGCTCCCACTCGCCGTTATCTTCCTGATAGTACTGGAATTCGTTCAGCGTGTCGGATTCAAAGATCTTCAGCATGTCCATGAAATCCTCCACCAGAGGGTACTCCGGCAGACGCTCTCGGGGCAGCCAGAACACTTCGCCCTCGTCGGAGGACTGCAAGTTCCCGGTGTAACGGTCAGCCTTGTAGAAAAAGACCACATACCGGGCGTTTCCCTTGGCCGGGAACTGCTTGACCCCGCACAGCGTCGGGTTCTCGATGGTCAGCCCGGTTTCCTCCCGGGTCTCCCGGATGGCGGCCGCGGTGAAGGCTTCACCCGGCTCTACATGTCCGCCGGGGAAGCAGATGCCCGGCCAGCTGGGGTCATTGCGATCCTCCATCAGAAGATTGCCGCTGCCGTCGGACACCATGATCAGCACGGTGAAAATTGCCTGTTCTGCCAT